TTGGTTGAACCAAAAGATAAATTAACTCCTGAAAAAAAAAGTGAACTGATTCACATTATATCAAAGTATTCTGAAGATCATTTCGGAAAAGAAACACATCGATTTTTAGATGCAGAAGATATCATAAAAATAAATAAAATTTTATATGATTTTGGTGTTGAATTTTCAAAAGATTTTTGTAAGATTGAATTATCCTTTGCGATTTCAGACAGTGTTTGTAAACTTTTAACGAACAAGACAACATATATAGATCAACTTTTGACTATATTTTCAAAATATTCTTGAAAAAAATAATGTATATTTACATTCTGTGTAAAATACATTATTTACTTTAATTTGTGTATTAGTTATTTCTACTCGTTTTATTTCGTCGTTTCATTGATATTTTTGATTTATATTTTTTATAAAATGTTTTTTTTCGTTTTTTCATCATTGCTCCACCTCCTGCAGCTTCAGCTCCCGCATTTTTTGGTGTCATTAATTTGGATTTTATTTCATTTGTTTTCTCTTCAATTTGTTTTAGTTGTTCCAGTAGAGCTGTTTTGATTGGGTCTTCTTTTTCTTCTTCAACATTCGGCTGAACTTCGCCTGCATTTGCATCTGTTGCTTCTATTGCTCCTGTTGAGACTTCTGGCTGTTCTTGCACTGCATTTGCATTTGCATCTACTACTTCTGGTGCAACTTCTGGCTGTTCTTGCACTGCATTTGCATTTGCATCTACTACTTCTGGTGCAACTTCTGGCTGTACTTCTGGTACAACTTCTGGCTGTACTTCTGGTACAACTTCTGGTACAACTTCTGGTACAACTTCTGGTACAACTTCTGGTACAACTTCTGGCTGTACTTCTGGTACAACTTCTGGTACAACTTCTGGCTGTACTTCTGGTACAACTTCTGGTACAACTTCTGGTACAACTTCTGGTACAACTTCTGGCTGTACTTCTGGTACAACTTCTGGCTGTACTTGTGATGCAGCGGCGGAAGTATCAACACTTACAGGAACAGCAGGAAAAGGATTTATTTTTTTGGCTTCCTCGGCTGCTTCAGCTGCTTCATGTTTCTCTCGTGCATATTTTTCTTCATCTTCATCTAATTTTTGTTGTTGTTTTTTAAAATCTTCATCTTTTTTTGCTAATATTGTTTTTATTTCTTTAATCTGTTCTGGATTAGCGTCAATAAATTTACCATTATTATATGTTTTATATCGGGGTATTCGATTTCCAGAAACATTTACAAGATTGGTTCCATCGGCCAGGTATATATCATTTTTATTAAGTTCATGGCTTTTTTCAGTCTCTCTTGTATGCCTTTGGTATGCCTTGTCTTGCAATCTCGCTTTTGCCCGTTCTTGTCGATATTTAATGGCATCAAAAGGAACACCACCTATCATCGCTCCTCCAAGAGACTCTATATATTTTAATTTTCGTCGTGTAGCATTTTTTTTTGATTTTTTATTTTTTTTTCTATTTTTAACATTTTTTACTGTGTTTAAATCCATTGTCACTGTCACTTATATTTTGATCTCTATATATTTCCTATATAATAATATTTTTATTATGTATTTTTTTTACTAAATAAATTTGCTAAATTTTAAAATCATAAGAAGAATAATATTTAAATATTTGATAATAAAATATTAAGTATTTAAAGGTTATGCGTATTATTTATGTATATTGTTAAATTTTAAAGAAATTATAGATTGTATGACAGAGTCCGGTAATGTGTTGACGATTAAAACCGTTCAAATTGCTCCATTTAGAACATTAATGACGGCGCTAAAAGATATTCTCCTTGAAACAAACATTACGTTTCAAAAGGATGGTATTCGAATTATTAATATGGATAAGTCGCATACCATGTTGGCCCATCTGCATCTTCTTGCTGAGAATTTTGAAATGTACGAGTGTAAAAAAGATAAAATTATTATCGGGGTAAACATGTTTCACCTGTTCAAGTTGATTAATTCAATTGATAATGACGACACGCTTACCATTTATATTGAAAACAAGGATTACAATGATGGTGTCGTATCCTATCTTGGACTTAAATTCGAAAATGGAGATATTAAACAATGTAAAACGCAAAAGTTGCGACTTATTGAACCCGATCCCGAAGAATTGGTCGAACCCAATGTTGTTTTTTCATCGGTAATTAACTTGCCATCATCCGATTTTCAAAAAATTATTCGCGATTTATCTTGTATTTCAGAAAAACTCGAAATAAAATCGGTTGGAAATGAACTAATTTTTCGTTGTTCTGGACAATTTGCGACAGCAGAAGTTCGTCGTGTTGAATCCGACGAAAGTATGAAATTTATTCATAAACAAAATTCAAACAAGATTATTCAAGGAGAGTTTTCTCTAAAAAATCTTGGATATTTTATTAAATGCACAAATTTATGCAGTCAAATAGAAATGTACTTGGAAAATGATTTGCCGCTGGTTATAAAATATTATGTTGCGTCTCTAGGTGAAATCAAACTATGTTTGTGTCCTCTTCCGTCTTCTTAATGTATTATATTATATCTTAAAGGTGTAAAATAAACTTAATTTTATTATTCAGAATATTGTCTTATAATAAAATTAAAATACTTTATGCCCGTCATTCGTCTATTGTTTCTTCATTTTGATAGTTGTGCGGTTCTGCATCATTTGTATTTATTGTTGTTTGTGGTTCATCCGTACTTACAATTTCGATTCCTAGATACTTGTTTAGGTAACGATAAATTCTTGAAATGTCAAGTTTTCCAATATCACAACTGTTAAGCATTTCATAAATTTGTTCTTCATTGTACTTGTACTTTTTCTTTAGATTGAAAAAGAAAGAAAACATGTCTTTTTGATCCATTTCAAGACACTGACATAAATGTTGTATAAACAATGAGTTGTTATATTCAGTACTATACTTTGTTAACACTTTTGTAAATCGAATATCATTTAAATTGCATTTATATTTTTTTTTAAATGGTTCATATTCGTGATATAACTTGTTATTGTAAAACGTTTTAATTAAAGAACTCATCTCATTGAATTGCCATATTTGTTTTTGAAACGTGACTCTGTCAACGTAGTCCGCATAACATATGTTATCGAGAACTTTTTTATAAAAGCATATAGCATCTCTGCTTTTATACTTTGATATGGCATCAATTATATTTTCATGCCATAAAAGCCCAACCGTTGTTCGATCTGTTTCATTTAATAGCGTATTATGTTCATTAAATAAATAATTAAAATCAAATAATTTTTTTGTGATTTGTTTATTATTTTCATTATACGTTTTGGGCTCAAATATCATTTTTATGACACTTATATTTAAAATATTATTGGTTACTTTCGGATTATAACTGGTATCCTCGCACATATCCTGTTTATAAATATTATAAATGGTACAAACTTTTCTTAAATCGCCTTGTGTAAATGTAATTATACTTTGAATAAGCTCTTCATCAAGGTTTGGCATTAACTTTCTAATAATTTCATTCATTTGACAAGTTGTTGGTGTTTTTAACTCAAATGTGTGACATACTTTAATTAATTCTTTTATTTTTTTATCTGTATGATAGTTACCAATGCATATAATCGGATTTACAGACGACTCTTCCATTTTTTGTTTTTTTGTCTTTTTTGGTCGAATAAGATGAATCAAGTGCGTTATTCCACCCTTGTCGCCGTTATTCATTCCATCCACTTCATCCATGACAATAACAATCTTTTTCACCTTTCTTTCAAACATGGACATGATGTTTTGATTTGACATGTTGTGTTTGGCAATGGTTTCAATAATTGACTTGTTTCGAATATCGCCTGCATCATATGTAATCGCATCGTATCCCAAGGTTTTTAAAACGGAACTTACAAACTCCGTTTTCCCGGAACCCGGATTACCATAAATGTAAAATCCCTTTTTTATTTGATTGTCACTACATTTTGTTTTATCAATGTCTTGTAAAATATTTTTTATTTTTTCAACAATCCATTCTCGATCCAATATTTTATTCAAATTTAAATGCTCCATTTTAAAAAAAAAATAATATACAGTACGCGATATTATATATAATATTTTTTAATTTTAATAAGTTTTTTAAATATAATATCTAATATAATAACATAATTATAAAAAAAAATAAAAAATATTTCAGTTTTCGTTTTTTCATTTTTTTAAAATAAAAATTGATTTTGAAATGAATACATTTGATAATCTCATATAAAAGCATTTATTTATAAGATATATTCATAAATGCAGTCGTCAGGTCAAGCAGGTAAACGAAGGATTATAATTAAAAAAAAACCAACTGAGCCATCTTCGTTGTCGTTTCGTCTATTCGATTTCAATATTTATGATCAAAATGTTGAAGTTTCAACATCAGGATTAGATGACGATAAACCAGGATTTTATAACCCAAACCAAAATAAAAAAATGGTTATTCAAATGTTTGGAATCAACGAACTGGGGGAAACATGCGCTTTATTTGTAGAGGACATGACTCCATTCTTCTACGTTTTGGTGCCTGATGCATGGAATGACTACACGAAAAAGAATTTTATTGGTTCGATTATTAGACAACTGCGCCTGAGTGAAGACGCCATCCTAAAAGACAAGTGCGCAATCGTCAAAAGAAAAAAATTATACGGATTTGATGGCGGAAAACAGCACAATTTTATAGTGCTCTATTTTAAAAACATATCCATCATGAACAGGGTGAAAAATCTATGGTACATTTCTTCCGAAAACACATTTGATTTAAATCCAGACGGTTACAATTATAATGGCACGTCGCTAAGAATCTACGAGTCCAACATTCCGCCGCTTCTACGATTCTTTCACATGAACGAAATCAGTCCTTCGGGATGGATTGAATTCTCTAAATCCAGCGCAACTGAAATTGACGGTTCGCAAAAAACAACGTCGTGCATGTATGAATTTATTATCGGAATGCAAGACATTCATTCGCAACCCACAAAAGAAACGCCGGTACCCTACAAGATTTGCAGTTTTGATATTGAAGCAAGTAGCAGTCACGGCGATTTTCCGCTTGCTGTGAAAACATACAAAAAACTTGCAACAAATATCATTGATGTGTGCTTAAGCATTCAAAACGATGATGGTATTATAACGAACCAACTTGTTGAAAAGATGCTTCGTGCAGGATTTTTCGGAATACAGTGTGATAACGAGTACATTGATGGAAATGTCCAAAAAATATTTACAAAAAGGAAACTTGGTGAAAAAGAATTCAAAATGATGTTGGAAAAATTCATTTCAGAAAAAATAAAAAATCTAAATGATGACAGCGGGAATCGATATGCAAATGCAAATACAATTGAAGCCATGTTTGAAAAAATTGGAAAAAAAAATGCCGAATGTTTTGGGGGCAAAAATGATGACGATGAAAATGACGATGGTAGTGACAATGATGACAACGATGAAAATGAAAATTGTGATAATGTTGATGGCGCAGTTACAATGAATATTGTAGAGGAAGTTGTTTCCAAGAAGTATGACCAGTTGCAACAACTGACGCCAAAGTTGCTTGATAACGAAATTACAGTATTGAAATTGTTACAGTCTACATCTATGAGTAGAGAAATGAAGATAACACATCTGAATAGCACACTTTCAAGCGTATTTCCAGAAGTGGAAGGTGACAAGGTAACATTTATTGGTTCAACATTTCTAAAAGCGGGACACGAACGCCCCTACCTGAATCACTGTTTAACAATTGATAGCTGCGACGCTGTCCCAAATTCTGAAATACAAGTGTGTGAATCCGAGTATGAAATGTTATTAGAATGGACCAAGGTGATTCAGCGTGAAGATCCAGATATTATCATCGGATATAACATCTTCGGTTTTGATTATAATTTTATGTTTCATAGAGCGCTTGAAAATGATTGCGGGGAAGAATTCTTAAAATTGTCAAGAAACAAGGATCAAATGTGCGGACAATATGACAAAAAAACCAACAAGCTATGTATTGAAGAAAGCACGATTGTTATTGCCAGTGGAGAGCACAATTTGAACTACATTAAAATGGTTGGACGATTACAAATTGACATGTACAATTATTTGCGCAGAGACTACAATATGACGTCATACAAGCTGGATTATGTGTCCGGTTACTTTATCGGCGATGGTGTAAAAAGCATTCAGCATAGTGAAGGCGAATCGGGGCATGAAATAACAACTGTTATTCAAACTGGAAATGTTATGGGATTAGATGTTGGAAGCTATATTAATTTTGAAGAAACCAGCAATTCAACCGAATTATACAAGGGCGGTGAAAAATTCAAGGTTATTCGTCTCGATATTGAAAAGAAAACATTTGAAATCGCAGGAAAAGAAATGCCGAATATGGAGAAAAAAGTGCGATGGGGTCTTGCAAAGGACGATGTTTCACCACAAGATATTTTCCGAATGACGAATGAAGGTCCATCTGAGCGTGCAGTCATCGCGAAATACTGTATTCAAGATTGCAACCTGGTGCACCACTTGATGCGAAAAATTGATGTGCTTACCGGGTTCGTTGAAATGGCAAACATTTGCAGCGTTCCCATCAGCTTTCTCGTGTTTCGCGGCCAAGGCATTAAATTAACGAGTTTTATTGCCAAAAAATGCAGAGAAAAGAACACACTTATTCCCGTTTTGGAACGAAAACTTGGTAATGAAAGTTATGATGGCGCAATCGTGCTTCCTCCAAAATGCAACTTGTATCTGGATAATCCAGTAGCATGCGTCGACTATTCGTCGCTTTATCCTTCTTCCATGATTAGCGAAAATTTGTCACACGACAGTAAAGTTTGGACGAAAGAATATGACTTGAATGGAATCATGGTGCGATCAACTGGTGAACGAAATGAAAAGGGTGATTTTATTTACGACAACTTACCGGGATACGAGTATGTGGATGTCGAGTATGACACATATGTCTGGAAAAAGAATGAACGAGGCAAAGCAATCAAGACCGTGAGTGGAAAAAAAGTGTGTCGGTTTGCACAACCCTTAATGAATGGCGACAATGGTTCGATGGGTGAAAAGGCAATCATGCCCTCTATTCTTGAAGAATTGCTGGCTGCAAGAAGCGCTACACGGAAACTTGCAGCAAAACAAACCGACGATTTCATGAAGAATGTTTTGGACAAACGCCAGCTCGGTTATAAAGTGACGGCAAATTCGCTATACGGTCAATGCGGTGCGAAAACGAGTTCATTTTATGAAATTGATGTTGCGGCGTCAACAACGGCCACTGGAAGAAAATTGCTGCTTTATGCCAAGCGTGTAGTGGAAGAAACGTATGGAAACACGGAATGTGAGACGAGTTATGGTATCGTGAACACGCGTGCAGAACATGTATATGGTGACAGTGTATCAGGACGTACTCCAGTCTATGTTCGATTTGGTGGCGCCATCGATGTTTGTACTATAGAAGCACTCGCAGAAAAATACGGAGTTGTTTCTAATCATTGGGTGTTCTGCAAAGAAGATGGAAAACAAACCAAGGAGGTTTGTGAAATGATGTGCGGTGTCGAAACATGGTCAGAAAAGGGATGGACTCGTTTATATCGCGTAATTCGGCATGTTCTTGCCCCTCATAAAAAAATGATGAGGATTATTACTCATACGGGAATTGTTGATGTAACCGATGACCATTCTTTGATTTTAGAAAATGGCGAAGAAATTTCTCCAAAAAGTGTTGAAATTGGAACAAAGTTATTACACTCTGAATTACCAATACCTGAAGAGGAGTCGCAACAACAGCATTCCACAATGGTAACAGTTGAACAAGCCAGAGTCATGGGATCATCATTTGGTGCAAATCATCATGAAAAACAAATGATACCATCAGTCATTCTGAATAATACATATGAAATTCGAGAAAGTTTTTGGAATGGAATGATTGAAAAAATTGGATTTATGGGAAGTAACGATACGAGTTCTACACGGGGGAACCATGGCTTCCTCTATATAGACCAAAAAAATCAAATTAGCGCTGCTTGTATATGTCTTTTGGCTCAGAGCATTGGTTGGAAAACGTCGTTGAATACGCGTTCAGACAATATGGATATTTATAGAATGACAATGACAAAGTGTGACCAAAGAAAATGTGCCAACTCTATTAAAAAAATAGTACATTTGCCTGTTGAAAAGAATGAACTCGTTTATGATCTAACTACCGATAATCATCATTTTG